AGAGTTTACGATTGCCACTCATGACGAGTGGAATGATGATAGCTGGAGTGTAGTAAAAAAAGCCAGAAAAATAGTGAGAGAAATCTTTAATTTTATTGAAGACGAAATCCAAGATTAAATAGGAGTAACACTGATGGACACACAACAAGCAGCAGAAAAAATATTCAATTTCTGTAAAGAAAAATACCCAGATTTAGACTGGAATTTTGATTTTACAGATAATGACTACAAAATCATTCAATGCTTAACTTTTTCTAATGACAACATAGATTTTTGTACGGGATTAGACGGACGACTTAAGTGTGTTCAGTGGCAAGATAACCTTATAGGAAGGTTTAAAATTTGGATAAATCCTCCTACTGAGTTCTGTCATGATCGGTATGAAGACATTATAGTTTTTGAGAATCTTGCCTACTATAGACATGAGCTATGGAGTGCAAAAGATTGGAAATTAGTTAGTCAACACCGAAAAGTAATGCTAGACATTTTTAATTTCATTCTTGATGAGATTCAAGAGTAAATAGGAGCAACACATGGACACACGGCAAATAGCGGAAAAACTATTTAAGTTTTGTAAAGAAAAATACCCAGATTTAAAATGGGACATCAAATCTGCAAGAAAAGACTCAACGTTTATTTATGGATCAGATTCTTTTATTGAATTAACATTAGGGGTTCACAAAGAATGTGAATTTGAATATATTTTAGGTTCTTCTAAAATATCATCTCCTATAGTCTGGCTAGGCACGTTTCACGTTTGGATGAATTTTGAAAAAGATAGTGACATAGATTTTACTCTTTATGAGACAGCCAAAATATGGAATGAAAAAGATTGGCTATTATCCAAACAATCTCGAAAAATAATGTTAAATATTTTTAACTTTATTCTCGATGAAATCCAAGAGTAAAAACATTACTAAGAGTTAAAACAATGGCAACAAACAAAGAGTTAGGACTTCCGCCTAAAGGAACGTATCCAGCTAAGGTAATTGAAGTTATCGATGATTTTAAAGTAGTAATAAACCGTGGTAAATTAAATTGTATCCGAATAGATACTTCTCATCTAGTTTATTCGATTACAAACAAGCCAATATACGACCCGATAACTAGGGACTTCATTGGTCATCGTATTCTTTATAAAGGGTCAGGAATGATTATTTCTGTTGAAGAAAATACCTCTATTATTCAAGCTTGCAATAATTCTCGATACGACTGCAAGGAATTTGTCAATGTTTGTGTCGGCGATTTAGTTATTTGTATTTGAGGCAATAACAATGGAACTATTAAAAAAAGCGTCACTTAAAGAAATCTCTGATTTCTTTAAAAAAACTTTTGAGCAGATGAGTATCTCCGAATACGATACAGTGGACATCTCAGAGTGGGATACAGTCGCAGACGACAAATGTATTCGTTTAATAGGAACTTTGGTAATTAACGAAGATTATCTTTACAAAACTTATGGTAAGTTAATAAAAAACAAAAAGTATGAAGTTTTGATTGAATGTCGAGAAATTTCGACTGAATATCAATTGATAAACAAATGCTTTGAAAAAATCACAATAGAAGGTACGTTAGTCGGGTCTTTAGTTGTCCTGCATTGGAACTACAGTCTTGACAAAAACAATGAAACTTCAAGATATAATCTTTATCCAAACGGAAACAAAGAAGAGTTCAATATATTGATTCCAGAAGCAACAAAGATAATGGAGACTATTTTAGGTTTTATCAAAACAATTGAGATTAAGGATTAATACTAATGAACAAAATAGAAGCATTAAAACAAATTGAGGTTTTTTGCAGAGAAACTTTTAGCCATTCTAATTACTCAGAATGGCAAATAAAGACAGAAGACGGATTTTCCTATCTACAGGGAACACTGGAAATTTTTTGTCAAAGTCCAACTCAATGTCAATACAGGGTGTGGATTGAATATCAAAATAAATATTCTAAAAAATTAATAGTTACAGTAGAAGCTTGTTTAGCTTTAGAGTATAATTCTGTACCTTATCTTAGTTGGGTTGAAATAAAATCAAACAAGAAAAAAATACAAGGAGATGGTAAACATTTGGATATTTTACTACCAGAAACAAGGAAAATAATGAGACCTATCTCAGATTTTATCGAAAATGAAATACAGTCTAAAATAGACTCGTCTAGGAAAGTTGAAAAAAATAGTCACTTGTAATTGACTATAGATTTTATTAAAACCAAAATATAAACCAAGGTGACACTATGACAATAACAGCAGAAGAGTTTTTTAAAAAGTTAGAAGCTATGGAACGCTCAAAAAAAATAGATATACTTAAAAAAATTGCGGCTTTTTGCTACAAAAAGTATAATGTTAATTCCGACTGGAACAGTTGGGCGTTTAAAAATTTTCTTTGGTCGGAATGGGAAATAAAGTGCGATCAACAAATTTGCCTAATAGGTAATGCCAAAGTTATTTTAGATAGTCAGACCATAGCCCATGTCAGAGTTTTTTGTGGTTTTATACCAAGCTTTAGCTTGATACCAGAAATTAGAGTAACTGGTACGATATTTGATTTAAGAACAGGAAAAATAAAAGAAATAGCCATGTGTAAAGAGTATGGTGATCCAGATAATGGGTATTACTCAACATTTGGAATCTCTGACAAACAAGAGGAGATTACCTTTATTCGTGACAAGACAGGCGAAATAGCAGGAGCTATATCAAATTTTATCAAGACAATCACCTAATATCATGACACTAGCACTACAAACACAAACACTTTTCGTACCGACTAAACCACAAATTCAATTAAGAGATGACCAAAAAGCTCTTAAAAGAGAACTGTATGATGCTCTAAAAATCTACAAAAGAGCCTTAGTAGTTGCCCCTTGCGGATGGGGCAAAACAGTATTTTTGTGTCAAATAATCTACGACGCTGCTGTAAAAAGGCAGCGTCGGACTTTAATCGTAGTACCTTTTAGGGTGCTTATTGACCAAACCCTAGAAACTCTAGAAAAATTTGGACTATCTGCTGGGGTAATTGCTGGTAACTACAGGGAAAATAGAAGCCAATTAGTACAAATCGCAACAACTCAAACCTTGTCCAGAGGACGAGATATTACTTGGTTTAATCCCGAAGTAATACTAGCCGATGAAGTTCATCTATCAGCTTACTGCCAATGGTTTAAAAATAGCTTTCCCAATCTTAAGAACGGTAAACAAACAACCTCAATTAAAGATATTCGTGATGAATTAGCGGTATTAGGGATTGCCGTAGAAAGAGAAGATATAGAACCTTACAAAATTACTTTTGAGGAAGCTAAAGAAAAATGCAAACACCTTAGTCTAGTTTACGCTGAGTCAAAAGAGATATTACAAGAAATAAACTTAGCATGGGGAGTAATTCGGAAACAACAGCACCTTTTTTTAGGGAAAACCCTACCAGTAGATAATCGCCTCTTAATTGGACTAACAGCAACTCCGCGTGAAGAGTTGGGAGATATTTTTGAGGTTCAAATAGTTGGCCCCACTCCAAAAGAAATGATCGAACGGGGTGCGCTTGTCGGTTGTGTTTATTTTGGAACTAAAAATAAAATTAATACTAAAGGAGTAAAAATTAATGGCGGTGATTTTGACGCTAGTCAGTTAGAGATTCGTTGTCTTGAGGCGGTAAAATCAACAGTTTCCGAGTATCGCAGGCTCGGTCAAGGGAGACAATTCGTTTGTTTTGCTACGGGTGTAGAACACGCTAAAATCCTCTGTACAGAATTTAACGAGAGGGGTGTTCCCACGGACATTATCACAGCCGAAACACCAGAGCAGGAAAGAAGAGAAATATTTAGAAAAGTAGCTGAATTGAGATTGCGGGGGATTGTAAATATTAATACCTGCGGGATAGGATTTAACTTGCCCGCAATTTCTTGCATTATTCACGCTAGACCGACAAAAAGCAGAACTCTTTATATTCAGATGACTGGTCGGGGTCAACGGCTCTGTAGCTGGTTGGGCAAGATTGATTGTCTGATTTTGGATCAAGCGGGGAACGTAACCGAGCATGGATTTATCGAGGATGTAAAGTATCCTCAACTTTCTACGTCTTCTGATGCCCAAAAAGGGCAAGCTCCGACTAAAGAGTGCGAAAATTGCAATAAAATAACCTACGCTTCCGCTCGTATTTGTCCTCATTGTGGCTATGAATTTCCAACAAAAGAAAAAAAACAAATCGCCAACGAAAGACTAGAGATTATAATTCACGATAAAGATAGAGAATTATACCTAGCCTACAAGTACGCTCTCAGAGAAGCTTACAAAAAAGGTGAGCATATTGAAAGTGTCCGGGGATGGCTGATCAAAACATTTAAAAATCCTAGACTAAGCAAAGACTGGATGCCCCCTAAATCTTGGAAGTTACACGCAATCTTCAAAAAAGACTATACTGTAAAAGACTTGAATAATTACGAGGCTTACTTGAAAAGTCTTTGTAAAATCGAAAATAATAACTGGGTAAAAGCTAAGATGGCAGAGGAATTTGGAGATGGCTGGGACAATATTCGGCTCTAATGGGTTATTGCTGGCATCTTCCCAGGAATACAAAGAACAAATAGCGAACGAGCTATTTAGACTTATTTCTATAGGCTCCGCGCCTATTCTTTCCCGTACCCTTGCCACACCCCCAATTCCTCAAAGTATAGATAGCTACTATATTGTCCCCGCAGGAGCTACTGGGGCATGGGTGGGAAAGACTAATCAGATAGCTTGTCCCGTAATTGGCTTGAATGGATTGCCTACAGGAACTTGGAAATTCTGGCAGCCTTTTATCGGACTAACAGTTTTTCTTGTTTCTGGAGAAGCAATATTTTTTAATGGCACAAACTGGGTACTTGTTTCTAGTTTTGATCAATACTCTGGGGATATAGAAGCTCCTGCTGTTCAAACTTATCCTCTTGATTTCGCTTTATTAAGAGGGTATAATATCCTAAGCTTTAGTGCCGTCACTGAATCTGGTACAGCTACTATATCGGTTAAGATTGATGGAATAGATGTCCCTAATTTAAATAATCTATCTATTACCTCTACTCGATTAACTGTTCCCGTAACAACAGGGAATCTTCTTGGCATAGGAAGCAGGTTAGAACTTGTTGTTTCTGCTGTTAATAGCCCGAAACATTTATTTTTTACTATAGGAAGAACATATGTCTAGATGGTTATTTTTTCCTTTTCTTAATCCCTTTGTTCCTGACGGCGAATTTACTTATTGCCAACTAAGCAATGCTACAATTAGTAATATGCGTCCATTAGGCAACGTTGATGGTACTTTTCTTTATTGCGCTTTTGATATAATTAATTCAGGATTCGATAGAACACCATGAACTTACCTTTAATTAATAATGACAACGCCGGCAATTCTTATTATGGCTGGACAACTAATAATCTAGATTGGGCCCCAGAGTCGCAGGGATTTACAGCCACTCAATGTGCTAACTGGATAAATGGTTTTTTTGGACAAACTTGCGCTTTCGCAGATTCTGATAAATTTAATTTAATTTTACCAGTTAGTTTTGAATCACTAAGTTTGCCTGCAACTGCGTCAAAATTTAGATTTAACCGTCTTGGAATAAGTAAGGATATGGGAAACCCCTCGACGACGACGATGGATAGCCAATACTGTGGAATAAACTGTATTGACTTGATGCTTTATATTTTTGGACGTTCTTCATCTTATTATTGGGCAGTTTTAAATTCGCACAGTTTAAGTATTTTCGTTGATAATTATACTAATAGTAACCAACGGTATAACTTTTTTAGTTGCGGATGGCTAAAAGACCCTTTGTTTACTGCATCGGTTTTTGTTCAGAATGCGTATTTTTTATGGACGATCGGACCGAGCTTAGATGTAAGAGCGGCCGGCCGTCCATCATTGGCATTTGAAGTGAATAATAGGCAAAACTTTGTGTTACCAACAGAAACAACTCCAGATCCTATTGCCAATTACCCTGTCTCTTGTCAAACCGCTACCCCCGGAGCTAATACAACAGAATTTTATTTAAGAGATAATGTAGCTCCTAATAAAGCCGTTGGATATATCCCAAATGTTCTAAAATCTTCTTTAAATCTTTCTGTGGGGGGAACATATCGAAATACAGGGGTTGATCGTGATGGCTCTAATAATCCTCACTGGAAGTGTGTCGCAAAAATGGGGAACGAATCAATATTAATGAGAACGTGGGCTACAGGGATAGTTTAGTATGATCTATTATCACGTTTTTGGAACTGCTAGAGAAAAAAGCTTAAATGGAAGTCAAGATAATCCTATATTTTGGCGTACTGGTACATCAATTTCGTGGGACAAAGAACCGACATTAAAGCCTGTTGGTGGAATTAATCTATTTGGTCAATTTTGGAAAATAATTAGCAGATACGGTCAACAAGTAAGTATTTTCTCTATTCCAGAAAATCAGTACAACTCTCGTTACACTGGTTTAATTGCCGACACGATTCCTTTAGAGAGAACCAGTAAAAATTACACTTATTCTGGTACTGTAAACGAACCCAAAAAACTAGCTTATGATGTTACAGTAATTGACATTATTCGTGTCATTAATCAAACTGATTTTCCTGATGATCCTTACCCAGTAAATACTCCTGAATTTCCTATTATTCCAGATAAAGACTATCAAACAGAAATTCAGTTTTCTAGCAAAGAATTAGAAAACACAGAAGGGGCAGAACAACGAATAGTGGAATGGTCTAGCCCTATTAGAGTGTTCAATCTTGCTCGAACTACGTTACAATCTGATGATTTAAATGCCATTCTCGACTTTCATGAAGAAATGAAAGGATCAAAAAAAGACTTTCTTTATCGTGACCTTTCTGATTATCAAGTAAAAGGAATTTATGAATGGCTAATTTATTGTCGATTAAGCAATGATATTGTTAATAGTATGCGTCCTGTAGATACGGTAGATGGTACTTTTCTTTATTGCGCTTTTGATATAATTAATTCAGGATTCGATAGAACACCATAAACAGCGATTTTAACATGACTTCTTTTATCCCAAATGGTAATTTTGTTTATTGTCGTTTTGACATAGGTAATTCAGAGTTTAGTAGAAATGCTACTACCGAGCTTGTTACCGAATTCTACACAGAAGGAGTATTTTCCCCAGAACACGATGGGGTAAAAACAGAATTTATTTTGATTAAAAAATATTCCTGCGGCAATAACGTTCATCACAGACCTATTCTTTATCCAGATATTGACAGCCTAAAAATCTATCAAGGAACTACAGAAATACCACCGTCGGAATATATAGTAGCTCCTGGTAAAATAGTTTTTAATAATCCGCCTCCTAGTAGCCCCAAATTAACTTGGGAAGGCACTTTTAAGGTATTGTGTCATTTTGAAGAAGACAAACTAGGTTATCAACCTATTACAAAAAATAGAGATAACGCTATTTTTTCTATCCCAAAATTAATTTTACGAGAATCAAGAATTGAACCTGAAATTGCATTGCTACCTAGTGATATTTTTTATCCAAATTTAAATCACGATTTTAATTTAAATTTGACTAAAAGGTGTACAATTTCTCCTAAATTTGAGACAAATATTATTAGTTTATCTAGTGGAGAAAGAAAAAGATTTTCTCGGAGAAATATTCCTTCTGACATTAGCTCTTTACAGCAAAGAAGAACTTTATCTCAAAAAGATATTGATTATCTGATTGCCTTGTGGTTGTGCGCCAAGGGTTCAGGAGCGACATTTCGTTATCCTGATTTAGTTAACGATTTATCAATTTTGTCCCGATTCAACTCTGTCTCTTTGAGCTACCAGAACCAATCCTCTTTACAGATTTATTCACTTGGAGAATTACAGATAAGGAGATTTACTGAGGGAATACAACAAGATTCAGGGTTAGAAGATTCTTTTGCAAATCCTGTTTTAACGTTGTGTTATTGCGTTTTAATTGAACTTACAAACGGAGAAAAGCTTGGTTATACAAATTTTTCCCAAGACTTAACAATTGGTGGGGTAGTATTTCGAGCAAAGCAAGCTCTTGATCCGACTGCAATAGAAAAACAATTGGGAATACAGTCAGATAATCAGGAATATAGAGGTGCTTTTAGTGATAATATTGACGAAAATTTACTTTTTTCTGATAGATTTAGAGAAGCTCGAATTATCACAGCAATTGTTGATTGGCAATATCTTCCTAATTCACTCTTGGATCTTCCAGACGAGCAAATACAAATAGGTTATGTGGGAGAAATTAAATCACTTGGTGGCGAAAGCTATACACTTGAAAATCTTACTGGCTCTAGTATTAATTTAAGGCAAAGTAGAGATGAAAAAACATCACCTTTTTGCCAATGGGCTTTTGGACAGGATAACGGTGATAACTCAGGATGCCGTAAACAAGTACCATTTTACGAAACTCAAGTAGCTAATGTTGCTAGTCGGAGGGAATTTGAGGTGTGGGGAGAATACCAAAATCTCGCTTGGGGAAAATGTACATTTACAGACGGAGCAAATAAATCAGCTACTTACGCAATTTACCGAACTGTTCCAATATTTGGAGGTAAAACTCAAATTCAGTTATTTACTGAAGCACCTGGCCCCGTAGCTACCCACGACGGCGTAATCCTTACTGCTGGCTGTGACAAAACTTACAATACTTGCAAAAACACTTGGAATAATGCTATAAATTTTGGAAATATCCCCAGTTTTGGCAACTTTATGCCTGGAAATGACTTTTTGTTAAGCTCTCCAAAGCAAAGCTAAGTTTTTCTAAAAAAATTAATCATCAAAAAAATATTTACAGTATAAAATATAAAATAAATTCAGTTTACCATGAACTACTTTTTTATTGTTTCTACACCAGCACCTTATAACGAACCGCAACCAGCACGACTAACGTTTTCTGATATTAGCTCTATACTTAGCATCCTTATTTCAGTCGGGGGGATTTTTGTAGTATATCTTGCTTTAAAATCAAAATCAGAAGCACAAGAGTTGGATAATAACACAATAAAACACACGGCTGCTCAAATGGAGACGCTAGAAGTAAGAATCGAAAAAATGGTTGATAAAGTCGTTGATAAAATCTCCACAAGCATGGATCGATTGGATAAATTGACTTTAGATTTATCTATAAGATTGGCGATTATAGAAAATGAACAAAAATCTTTATCAAATAATCAAAGGCAAATTGAGACAATGAGAGCTAAACAGGAAGATATAGATCATCGTCTTACTTTAATCGAACAGCAACTTAAGACTAAATCTTAAGTTGATAAAATTATTAATCTTGTTGAATAAACTATCATGAAATCCCTAACAGCAAATCGCAACACTATTTTAAAATCACACCTAATTGACTCCAGTTCCGAAAGTCTTCCCCAAGACTTTAGAACAATCCAAATTAAAGTTGGACAAAAAGTGATTTATAGTCAGATTCTCAAAAGAGAAAAAAATCACTATTTGCTAGAAATAAAGCCCCCGATTGAGGGTAAATTTAATTGGTACGCTTTTGTTGGCTACTTTGACGACCCTAATCCCTCTGTAGTCCGCAAGGATCAAGTTGAGGGTGTGTTTGACAGGCTTAACGATAAAATTACTGATTTTCAGTTCCAAAAATTAGATGAATGCCTTAAGAAATTTGACATTACCACAGTACAAAGAGTCCGACATTTTTTAAGCCAAATAGCTCATGAATCAGCAGGATTACGTTACCTGGTAGAAATCCACGACGGCTCAAATTATGAAGGACGAAAAGACTTAGGGAATACCAGACCTGGTGACGGCAAAAAGTTCAGAGGTGTAGATGCTCTCCAAATGACCGGCAGGTCCAATTATCAGGCATTTGCTAACTATATAGGCGATCAGCGTATTATGGAAGGGTGGCGATATGTTAGCGAAAGATATTTGTTTTTACCTTCTGGGTTTTGGTGGCAAAATAACAAAATGAACGAACTGTGTGACCGTGGGGCAACCGTTGAACAAATTACCCGTCGTGTCAACGGTGGTACAAATGGACTAGCCGAAAGAAAACGATATTATGAGAGGGCTTTAAAATTTATCTAGAATCTTGACAATTCAAAAAGTAACCTGTAATATTTAGTTAAAGCCAGAGGTTGTCATGAGAAAAGAATTTCGTCCGTTAATACTAGAGACAGTAGAAGGTCATCCAGAATTTGTTAACTGTTACGAGATTATTACAATTACTTACTGTCTCCTAGAGAATTACTGTATAGTGGATGTGACTTCAAAAGTGGGAATCACAATATCTAATGTTGCGGCTAAGGCTTTAATGGAAGCGTTAACTACTGATTTATTTTTTTCCAGTGATGACATTGACGAAAGAAGCGTTTTGCGAAGCGATGGGACATTTGATAGATTTTTTTAATATTTAGATTTCTCCTTGGGTGATTTAAGGCAGGCCATCAACAAAATGGTCTGTTTTTCTTATATCATAGAAATAGTACACGGCAGTTCCAATGGCAAAAAAGAAGAAAAAGGATGATCAAACATTAAGAGGTTCTCAGCGATCCCTTACCTCACCAGGGATCGTGTCAGTATCACGTCGCTACGATTTGGAGATTACGGAAAATCCTATCCGTGATCCCAGAATATCAAGAGAATTAATCGAACTTAATCAATGGTGCTATGAAGTCATCCACGCCCTTGACATGGCCGCTTCTGATACCTTTGCATCTGACGATGGAGACGATCAGGGATGGGTAGTAGCCAAAACCCTTGATGATGAAGAAACTCCTATTAACCCAGAAGTGTTTGCCATTGCAGAAGATATTAGGTTAAGAAAGCAGAATTTTTCAACCTACATGATTGGTGGGGATAGACTCAAGAAAGCGTTAAGATGGGCATTGGGGAAGGGAGAATGTTTTCTAGAGTTAGGTATTGAACGAGAGGGTTTATCTGCTAACAAGTCTAAGGATTTTGGTGTGGCAAAGACTCTTTATTTACCTACCTTTGAGATGTTTAGAAAAGAAACAGATCAAGGGGAACTAATTGGTTTTGAGCAAAGGAAATACGTTTCGGAGTCTGACCCTGATTATTTTTTTGAACCCTATAAAATCTGTCATATTCGCCATGAACCTGATTTTCTTTATGGTCGCTCTCTTTGGTTAGCTTCCTTAGATGCTTGGGCTGATGTCAAACAGGCTTTTGATAATTTGATTAGGGCATCTAATGACTTAGGAGTTTCTCCGACTCTTCATATTATGCCAGGTATTTCTACCGAGCAAGAGAGAATTTATGAGCGAGAATTAGAAATCCGTAGAAAAAGTGGCATTATAACCGATCATATTCTCAGCTATCCTGGGCAAGATATTCGCAAAATGACTAATTTTAACTCTGATTTAACAGGGTTAATTGATACTCTTTTACAATGCCGGTACAAGCTAATTATCCCTGGATTCCCGACCTATTTCTTTCCAGGATTAGAATCAAAAGGGGGAACTAAAGAGTTATCCCGTTCACCTGATCGTCGCTATTCTAGGATGAGATTAGAATGGTGTCAGCTTCTTAGCGGTGCTATCAAACAGGTAATTGATACAGAAATCATTCTCAGAAAAGGATTAGATTTTTATACTGAAAATGCTAGAAATAAATATCGGATACTGTGGCCAGAATGGAGTGAGTCTATAGATGGTCTATCAGGAGGGGAGGTTGAAGACACTGGCTCTGATTTAACCGATGAAGAAACTAATAAACAACCTGTTAAGAAACTAAATATAAATCAAAATGATTAATCAAATTATTCACGGTGATTGTTTTGAGGTTTTAAAAACTATTCCTGATGGTTCTATTGATTTAATCCTAACCGATCCTCCTTATGGACTTTCGTTCATGGGGAAAAATTGGGATCATGGTGTACCTGGTGTACAGTTTTGGATTGAAGCTTTACGAGTCGCTAAACCAGGAGCGCACCTATTTGCTTTTGGTGGGACTCGTACTTTTCACCGATTGGCAGTAGCAATCGAGGACGCTGGTTGGGAAATCAGAGATACCATTATGTGGGTCTATGGGTCGGGGTTCCCTAAGTCGCTGGATGTGAGCAAGGCAATTGATAAGTGCAACGGCGAAACGAGCCGACTACACAAGTTCACGGCCTGGATGAGGACTACGGGGCTTACTGCGCGGCAGCTTGATCAGATTACCGATACCAACATGGGCAGCCATTATTTGACAGCGGCCAGCCAACCTGCGATCCCCACTGATGCCCTGTGGGATCTGGTTCGGCCGCACTGTGGCGAGGTTCCAGCATGGGTTGATGAGCTAGTGCAGCGAATCGAAGCCAAGCGCGAGGTGGTGGGGCAACGGCGACAAAGGACGAATAATGTCAGCACAAGCAGTGCGCCTATGAATGCCAGTATCGGTGAAGTTGAATTTATCACTGCCCCCGCCACACCCGAAGCAAAACAATGGGAAGGCTGGGGGACTGCTCTAAAGCCGGCATGGGAACCAATCATTGTGGCTCGTAAACCTCTCACTGGCACGGTAGCTGAAAATGTCCTACAGCGGGGAACTGGGGGGATTAATATCGATGGGTGTCGGGTGGGAACTACCAAGCGCGTACCTAGTTCCGTGTCGCGCACTGATGGACAAATATACAATGGCGGATGGGGACAAGAAGACGGTAGCGAAAGCGGGCATAATCCGAATATTGGACGCTGGCCTGCCAACCTGATCCACGACGGCAGTGAGGAGGTGGTGGGGTTGTTTCCTGCAAATGCAAACCCAGATAAGCGAACAATAAAATTTGCAAAAAATGGCAGAGGTTCAAGCAGTATCTATGGAGATTTTGGCTCGACTTTAATAAACGGTCCAGCATACGGCGACACCGGCTCCGCTGCCCGATTTTTCTATTGCGCTAAAGCTAGTAAATCCGAACGCGGTGAAGGTAATACTCATCCTACGGTAAAACCACTAGCATTAATGAAATATCTCATAACTCTAGGATTACCTCCGGATGGGACAGTCTTAGACCCTTTTTGTGGTTCTGGCACTACTGCATTAGCCTGTAAAGAACTTGGTAGAAATTATATCTGTATCGAGAAAGAACTAGAATATTATCAGATAGCCTGTAATAGATTAGACCAACCTATAGAACCTATTCCAGATGAACCGATAGAGGAAATAATAGATAATTCTCCATTACAGTTAAAACTGTTTTAAATTTGATAAAATACAGTAAAGCCAAGAGGTAATTATGACAAATCTAAAAGCTTATGTTGTTTCCGATTCTAATGATA